CTGCATCTAATTATCTTCGTGACCCATCCAGAAAACCAGATTGGTTATGACTAAGTTAATTGAAAAGGATGACCCACGTTACTTCTCACAAACAAGTAACGGATCATATGACAGGCATCATTACAAGATAGTTTACAAAGACCGTTCTATTGTGGTAGAATCTTGGGATGAGGTTCAAGAGTGGTGGTGGAATAATAATCATCAACCATTATTTGATGCCGTTGTACATGTTATTGACAAACCAAAGACTAAGAAAAAGTCCAAAGGATTTTAATTATGAAAACAAAAGAAGAACTTGCAATTGAATTTGTAAAATACACCGTCAGCCTGATGGATGTTGATTCTCTTAGACAAATCGCTGAGATTAATTTACTTGCTAATCTAGACTCAGAATCTGATCTTGCAACATGGGAAGATTATGTGGCACAGATGAAGGGTTTACATAAAGCGGAAGATCTGTTAGAGTTAATCAAACCATCCATGATGCTGAAGGTGAGAGATGAGGGATGAATTTATTTGGGTAGAAAAGTATAGACCCAAGAATATTGATGATTGTATTCTTCCAGAGGATACAAAACAAACATTTAAAGAGTTTCTTAAGAAGGGAGAGATCCCTAATCTTTTGTTGTCAGGACCGCCAGGGATAGGTAAGACCACAGTTGCTAAAGCAATGTGTGAAGAGTTGGGTGTGGATTATTATGTTATTAATGGATCAGACGAAGGTAGATTTTTAGATACAGTTAGGAATCAAGCGAAGAACTTTGCTTCTACTGTATCGTTGATGGATGCGGATAAAAAACATAAGGTAATTATAATTGATGAGGCAGATAATACAACTCATGATGTTCAACTTTTACTCAGAGCAAATATAGAATCGTTCTATAAGAATTGTAGATTTATCTTTACATGTAACTTCAAGAATAGAATCATTGAACCACTTCATTCAAGATGCTCTGTTATTGAGTTTGCAATCTCAGGTAAGAACAAAGCCACTATAGCAGCACAGTTCTTTAAAAGATTAGTTTTTATTCTTGATCAAGAACATATTGAAGCGGATAAGAAAGTAGTTGCTGAACTTATCAATAAACATTTTCCTGATTGGAGGAGGGTGTTAAATGAGTGTCAAAGACATTCAGTTAGTGGTAAGATTGATTCATCTATTCTTGCCAATTTTTCTGAGGTAAACATAAATGATCTCATTAAGAATCTCAAAGGGAAGAAGTTTCCAGAGGTTCGTAAATGGTGTGTCAATAATTTGGACAATGATCCCTCTGTATTGTTGCGTCGTATTTACGATGCTCTTTTTGAGTCTCTAGATGGTCCAAGTATTGCAGCTGCGGTGTTGATAATTGCCAAGTATCAATATCAAATCGCCTTTGTGGCAGATCAGGAAATAAATCTCTTGGCATGTATGACCGAACTAATGGTGGAGTGTGAATTCAAATGACCAAATCAACTTTTGCTAAAACTAAAGCACAAATAAAATCCTCTAGATACTATCTGTTCTGGGGTGCAGCAACTATTGCCGTTGTTGTTGGACAAATCTATATTGGTAATGGATATCGTAGAATGGCAGACACAGGAGATGCTATATCTGCGGATATTAATTTACTCATAGAGGTTCTTACAGCGCCTAGACCTAAAACTATGCCTGTCCCAGGCCCAAGGTATGAATATAAAACATTACCTTCTGCACCTGATGATTATAATATGCCCATTATACAATGATTCTAAGTGAACTTGATGCTGCTTACGCAGCAGACAAATTCATTAATTATTTCTCAAATACTGGAAGAATTGATGAATACCTTCGTAATGTAAAACTAGACAGAATCGCTGAACAACCAAATGATCTCTCAGCCTTCATGGAGGGTGCTGCAACTGAGGATGATCTGTTCAGTAGATTTGATATGCACCCTGCTGACATGAGAATCAAGATCTACCCTGCTGGAGAGTATGGTGGATTGACAAATGAGTTTTTTAATGAGAGATTACAGATTACAATGTCTCATGCTTTTGAGAGTTCTATCCCAGGCAAATCACTTAAGTGGATTGTCAAAGAAGAGAACACAGGAAAGGTTATTGGGTTCATAAGGTTCGGTTCTCCCACCATTAACTCCAAACCAAGGAATGATTGGTTGGGCGATGTACCAGATTTGGGTCGGTTTAACCGCCATGCAATCATGGGATTCATTATTGTACCGACTCAACCGTTCGGTTTCAACTACCTTGGTGGTAAACTTTTAGCAATGTTGTGTTGTTCACATCAAGCAAGAGAACAACTCAATGCAAAATACAACTCAAACATTTGTTTGTTCGAGACTACATCTTTGTATGGATCTACTAAATCATCATCACAGTATGATGGACTCAAACCATATATGAGATACAAAGGCCTAACTGATAGTGACTTTACTCCTCTATTACATGACTCTATCTTCCAAGATCTAAACAAATGGTTCATGATAAGGAACAATGATAAGTGTTTAGTCAAGGAGGATGCCTCTAGTAGAAAACTAAAGATACAATCCAAGATGATTTCTGTTATCAAGAAGTCATTGGTAGACGCAGATAAACTAGAATCATTCAATACTGCTATCAGATCTGCAAAAGATCTCACAGAACAAAAACGTTTTTACATGTCCACCTATGGTTTTCAAAATGCTAGAGAAGTTATCTTGGGAGAGCAAGATACTTTGGTTAAGGCTGAAAACTATGATAGGTTCTCTGTTAATCAGATTATTTCTTGGTGGAGAAAGAAAGCTTCTCGTAGATATGAAACACTTAGAGACGATGGAAGACTAAGAACCAAGTTGGAAACTTGGAACAAAAACCCTGACGAGATTGATATCATACGATGAAAGACCTTAAAGATTGGCTTAACTCTGTGAATCTAACTAAAGAAGATATTACAGTGGATGATCCCTCTGCGATCAAAAAATATCCTGCCTTCATTGTGAACAAGTGCATGTCAGCACACATTGATTGCATCATGTTTGCTAATGAAATGAACTTGAACCACCACATATCAAAGGATCTACAATATCACTTTTATCTAAATAGTCTCAGGAGAAAGAAAAGATACTCTCCTTGGCTCCGCAAAGATAAGATCAAAGATCTTGACGTTGTGAAACAATACTATGGTTATAGTAATGCAAAAGCAATCCAAGCATTGAAAATCTTAACTAAAGAGCAGTTGAACTACATTAAAAAACGCATTGACGTTGGAGGTACAGCATGAGTGGGTTTACAGAACCTGAGATTGCTTGGTCACAGGACCAGATGATTGAAGTTACTTTAAATGAACCAGATGATTTCTTGAAAGTGAGAGAGACGCTGACTCGTATCGGTGTGGCTTCAAGAAAAGAAAAAAAGATTTATCAATCGTGCCATATACTGCATAAGCAAGGAAGATATTTTATAGTTCACTTCAAAGAATTGTTTGCATTGGATGGAAAGTCTGCTAATCTTTCTATCAATGATGTACAACGTAGAAATAGAATCATCACTCTGTTATCGGATTGGGGATTGATTACCATTCTTAGACCAGAGCAAATTGTAGATGTCGCTCCCTTGAATCAAATCAAAGTCTTGTCATATAAAGACAAAGGTGACTGGACTCTTGAGACAAAATACAATATAGGCAAGAAGAAAAAGGTAGTACAATCGTCACAGAGCACGTTTGTAAAGGCAGACTGACGGTTATTACTATGGTTTCTGAGGGTTTACATAACCCTCTTTTTTTATGCTCGTTGTATAATTAGTAGTGTACGCCAATAGGGTACAAACTCAAACTCGCTTATTAAGGAGACAACATGACTAACATTCAAAGATATCATACTCAAGATCTGGGCACATTAGTTGACAAGATCATGAAGAACAGTGTAGGTATGGACGACTACTTCAACCAGTTCTTCGATTTTGATGCTACAACAAATTATCCACCATACAATCTTATCCAATTAAACAATGTAGATTCTAGACTAGAGATCGCACTCGCTGGTTTCAGTAAAGATGAAGTTAAAGTCTACACAGAATACGGTAAGATTATCGTAGAGGGTAAGAAAGAAAAGAAAGAAGAAGATTCTGAGTATCTACACAGAGGTTTGGCTCAGAGATCTTTCCAGAGAGCCTGGGCATTGTCAGAAGACATTACAGTTAAGGATGTAAAATTTGCAGATGGACTTCTCACAATTAAACTGGGCAAAGTGATACCAAAGCATCACGCACGAAAAGATTACCTATAAATATTATTAGTTCGAGATGGATCAACCCTCCGTAAGGAGGGTTTTTTACTATGAAAATATCTAAACTGAAATATAACAAACTGCCTGGTTTGACCTCTGCTTTTGAACCTGTCATATATGACTGTCCTTACTCAGAACAGATAAATGATTCTTTATTGAAATGGGTAGAAGATAAAGCACAAGTAAGAGTAAATGGTGGGGCGTTAAAAACAAAGTTTTACTCAGGAAATGAAAGAGATACTGGTGATCATCACATATTATTTGATTGGATAGACAGTATCATAGTGGAAGCAGTTGAAAGTATGTCTAGGTGGACTAACTCTGCATACAATGAAAGTCCAGATTCCTCTAAAAAATTTACAGTTGCTGACTATTGGGGTATGTATTATGATCAGGGAGGCGGTGCTGTGTTGCACAATCATTGGCCATATCCCTTATCATTTGGATACTATCTTAGGACTCCAGAGGGCAGTTCGCCATTAATCATAGATGGTAAATCGATTCAAGTTGTAGAGGGAAGGTTAATAATATTTGCTGGACACCAATCTCATGAGGTTCCAGAGTCGGAAATAAGAGGTAGATCTATGATTGCTGGTAATATTTCGTATAGAGGTGTTATATAATCCGTAGAAAGTATTAAGATTGTAGTAAAGAATACCTATTGTCAGGATCTCCGAACATAAATATGTTACAGGAGGTAAAGACAA